ACCAATTTTCAAGCCAAAATCATCTGCCATCTACACCACCTCCTACGTCAAATTCCCGCCGGGATGATTTCATCAATAAAATGTTCCCGTTTCGGTTTGGCCATGCCAGAGTATTGCTTGTGGCACTCCCAAAGGTCCAGGAGCAAGCCAAAGGGCATAAAGCCCACCTCCTCCTGGGTTAGGTGGAGATGGGCAATCCCGTAATATAAAAGCCGAGTAAATAACTCTTCGTCACTTACTCGACCGCTGCGTTTTTTGGGTCAGCCTCGCTCTCAACGTTGCGCTTGGTGCCCTTATAAAGAGCCTCGGTGATTGCACCCTTGTAGGTAGCCAAATCTGCCGGGGCGGTGAGCAGTTCCACCACTTCCTCGGTGAGCAGCTCACGCTGATTGTCCTTGTTCTTCAGATTGTGAATAAGGATGGTCTGATTTGCCAGGAGCGTGATCAGCCATACGATTTCGCCGATAGCCATCTCGAAGTTCTCGGATTTCATCAGCTTCTCGCCCAGATTCTCCAAGCCGCCGTAACGACCGGCGATGTCCTTGGTAGCCTTAGTGGTGAGCAGAAGGGTGTATTCCTCGCCACCGATGATAATGTTTGCACTGCGTTCCGTACTCATAGGTCAGTCCTCCTTATTCCTCTGCGTTTGCGGTATAGGAAGGCTCGTACACTTCCAAATACCAGTTCTTAATGGTGTCTGCGCTGACACCGGTATCACCCTCGGTAACCTCTGCCTTCCAGGGATGCTTGTTCTGTGCGTCGATCTTGTTACGACGCAGAATCGTACCCTCGATGGTAGGCGTGCTGAAAGTGATGCTGTCACCTTTGGTGGCAAGAGCCGTAGCAGGGATGCCGAACTTCACACGGTACAGCCAGAAGTACTTGTACTTGCCGTTGGACTTCTTTGCACGGAAGCCAATGGCAACAGGCTGACCGCCATCCTCTCCGGCAGAGATAACGACGCCGTTGGCATCAATGGTCGCACCGGTCAGAATGGATGCGATAGTGGGACCCACATCATCCACACCCAGGGAGAGAGTGCCGGACTTGAACTCCTTGATGATTTCAGCGGCACCGTCATCGGCGAAGAGGGTTGCCTCCGTCAGTTCCACGGAAAGGTCAGCACTCATAGCCTTTGCCAACTGCTCCGGGGTGCCGTAGGTTTCGTTGCCGTCCTCGTCCTCGGTGATCGTGGCATAATACAGTTTATCGAGACCAATAGTAGCCATAGATTATTCCTCCAATTCATAAAATTTCGCTACATCCACAGCGTAGTGGTGGTAGCCGGTTTCTGTTTCATAACCGATATATCTGCGGTCGGTTATGGTAAAATCGTGAGCCAGGAGCGTTTTTACAACGGCACTCTTTTCCTTTGTATAACTGCCCTTGGCATAAATAGAAAGTCGCGCCTCCTGCACATCCAAGCCGGGAGCGTTGTCTGCGTGGAGGTCGAAGGTGTCCGCGACGGGAATGACCACGATGTATTTATCCGGGGCCACATCGCTAAAAACACCCGTTTCAATGGGAAGATCCAAGCCGGAAAGTGCCGACTGGATATCCGAAAGCACACTCATAGCTTTTTGACCTCCTCGTCCAGTTTTTGTACCATAGCTGCTTTACAAGCAGACTTGGATGCGCTCTTGGCGGGCTTGAGAAAGGGCTTTGCAGGCTGTCCGTGTTTTCCATATTCCAGGATGTTGGCAAGCATAGCGTTGCTGACACCACCGCTGTGGGGTTCGGCAAAACCAAGTTTGATGTTGTGGTTGCCGTCCTTATCCATCTTTACGGGAGACAAGCCCAGAGCCGATTCCAATTCGCCCGTGGAGCGTGATTCGTATTTCGTGCCGGAGCCAACCACGGAAGACAAGGTGGAGCGGGTCTTTTGTAAAACCACATCACCACCTGCTTCCAGGACGGATTCGGCAACGGCATCAAAGTTACTGCCGAGCCGGGACATCTTTTCCAGGAACTCATCCGGCATTTTGATATCAACCTTTGCCAACGGTAGCCACCACCTTTTTTGCCAGGACTTCCACGTACATCCCACGGCCTTTCACATCCTCAACGGAAGTGATTTCGTAACGGCCACCGTCACACACAATGATATGATCGGTGGTAATATCGACACCGGGGATGCTGCGGAAGCGGAACAGATCGGTTGCTTCGGAGAACGCAGCGAGGTTTGCCCAACGCTGGCTTCCGTGGCGACCTTCTCGGTAAACCCGGACAGAGGCGAGAACCTCATCCACCGTGGTGGTGAAGCCCTCGCTGTCCTTGACCTTTTTGATAGCAACAATGTCGGCAAAGCCATTCATTTTTCCGAAACTCATGTCACACCTTCCATTCCCGGTCGAGCCGTAAAAGGAGATTGACCGTGTTCCAGACCTGCTGTCCGGCTTGCACATTGTCGGCAAAGAAACCGCCTGTGGAGCTGTCACGGGACTCGTAAAAATGCGATGCCAACATAATCACTGCCTGTTCGGTAGTGGCTGGCATCGCATTCTCGGAGTAGTATCCGGCAGGGATATGCTGATAGCTTTCCGCATAGGAAACGGCGGCAGTGATGAAGCGTTCAATCAGCCCATCATCTGCCGAGTGTTCCAGGATCAGATTCTCTTTGACCTTGGGGAGAAGTTCGCTCATCACTGCCACCTCCAATCTTAGGCAGAAGCCATCTTGAGCAACTTGACTGCTTCGGGGAGAATCAGCTTGCCGTCCACGCGCTCCTTGGCAACAAAGCCCACCATACCATTACCGGCATAGAGTTCCTTGAGTTCCGCAAAGGAACGAGTGCCACGGTCACCGATGTTGTAGTAGCTGTAATCGCCAAAAGCGATGGCAGGAACACCGGCAGTGATTACGGGGAAATAAGGAGAGGTGTACACCTTGAAGCCGAGAATACGGCCAGGCTCACCATCCTCCACGGAGTCATGCCAGAGGGGATGACCGTTCTTGTCCTTCAACTTACGCAGATAACCGATGGTCTGGTCATTGCAGAGGAAAGACGCATTCTTGCGGTAAGGACGCTTGAGGGAGTAGACAAGGTCGACCAACTCATCGTAGGTGATCTCGTCAGCGGCGGCAGTGGTCACGCCGATCTCGGCGCCACCAGTCTCGGAGAGCAGACCCAAAGGCTGACCGACACCGCTACCATTGAGGAAGGCATCCTCTTCGGCATTGCCCAGAGCCTTGGCAAACTGACGGAGGATGTAATTCTCAAGGCCGAACGCATTGTCGTACAGGAGTTCCTCAGTCACCTTGATGGCAACGTGCAGCTTGTGGGCATCCAGGTTGATCTGGGCAAAGGTAGCATCACCGAAAGTGAGTGCCTCACCCTCCTCGATCCAGGCTGCCGCAGGCTTGGTGGCTGCGATGTTGATTTTACGCTCACCGCTGGTGGTGATGGTGGTAGCCAACTTACGGAAAACGTTCTCCTCAGTCAGACCCTCGATGAGGCGGGAGTCATACTCTTCGGGAACCAGGTAGCCGCCATCGGCATCGATGCCCTCGGAGAGAACATTGGACACCTGGCGGAAGTTGGAACGAAGAGCCTTGATGATACCGTCCTTGTAGGCATCAGAAGCACGGCCGGTCTTGGGCTTGCTGTCCTCTGCGGTCTTGCCGGTCATGGGCTTTTCGGTGATGGGAGTGGAAGTGGGCTTGGAAAGCTGTGCATCCATAGCGGACATAGCCTCCATACGCTCGATTTCGGCGGTGAAGTCCTGAACCTTCTTCTCCATCTGGGCATAGGTCTTGGCATCCTCATCGGAAAGCAGACCGTCCTTGTCACGCTTGGTCTCTACAAAAGCCTTTGCAGCCTGCCAAGCCTGGTTACGCTTTTCGCGCAGTTCCATAATAGTCATAATAAATTACCTCCAATTTTTGATAAGATTGAGCCGTTCCATAAGGTCATCGGCTCTGTGTTTGTGGGTGGGTTTGGGGTCGATTGCACACTTTTCTGCAATCTTGGTCATAAGGGAATTGACCACATTTGCCTTGGAATACAACATGGAGACCGCAGGTGCTTCCACATCCTTGGTGGCATCGGAACGCTTCATAATTTCGTCAGCAAAGCCGAGTTCGACAGCTTTATTGGCATCCATCCAAGTTTCCGCATCCATAAGGTGGGACAGTTTTGCACGGGACAGCCCCGTTTTGATTTCGTAGGCATTGATGATGGAATCCTTGACACTGCCGAGCATTTCGATGGCTTTCTGCATCTCGCCGGAGTCGCCAAAGGCAATGGTCATAGGATTGTGGATCATCAGCATGGACACCGGGGACATCATCACTTTTGTGCCTGCCATAGCAATAACGGATGCTGCGGAGGCAGCGATGCCGTCAATTTTGACCGTGACGTTGCCCTTGTAATCCATCAGCATATTGTAGATTTGGGCGGCAGCCACGCAGTCACCGCCGGGACTGTTGATCCACACGGTGATGTCACCGGACCCCGCCATCAATTCCTCTTTGAAAAGCTGTGGAGTGACGTCATCATCAAACCAACTTTCCTCTGCGATGGTGCCGTTGAGAAACAGCGTCCTCTCCGCCGGAGCCGTCTCCGTCTGTGCCTGGTTCTTCCACTTCCAGAACTTCTTCATCGGTTTCTTCCTCCTTTCCGTTAACGCTTGTATTTGCAAAAGCCCCGGCATCTTTCATGGGGAGCATATTGCCGTTGATGAGGTAAAGGTCGCCGCCTTCTTCCGCAGGAATGCGGTCGAGGTTTTCCAGTTCACGGATGTCATTTGCGGACATCCAACCATTCTGGCGACCGATGGCGTAGCCGTTCATACGGCTCTGATAATCGCCACGAAGCAGACCTTCCAGGTTGAATTTCACGAAATACTTGTTTTTCTCATCCAGGGAGAGGAGTGCCCTCATTAAGGACTGTTCCCAACGGATCACCCAGGGGTCGAGGGTGTATTTCACGAACTCAAGGGACTGCTGCTCAATATTAGAAAAGCTCGACTTCTCCAGGTCACCGACCATGTGGGGCGGGACACGGAAAATTCGAGCAATTTCATTGATTTGAAATTTGCGAGTTTCCAAGAATTGTGCCTGTTCCGGGGAGATGGAAATCGGAGTGTACTTCATTCCTTCTTCCAGGACAGCCACTTTGTTGGAATTGGAACTGCCGCCAAAGGCAGCCTGCCAACTATCCCTTACTCGCTGTGGGTCCTTGATGGTACTTGGATGCTCCAACACACCGCCCGGTGTCGCACCATTGGCGAAGAACTTAGCACCATATTCCTCGCAGGCAATTGCCATACCGATAGCATTTTTGGCCATCGCAATGGGGCTGTAACCAACGAGGCCGTCAAAGCCGAGTCCGGGAATATGAAGCACATCGGAAGGCTGAAGCGTTACAGCAAAATCCTTATTTTTAATGGCTTCATCGGGACCACGGTAATAGGTATAGTACAATCGGCCGTTTTCATCTCTGTCCACGGACATCTTGTTTGGCATCAGTGGATACAAGGCAATGACCTCATTTTTGCCGTTGCGGATAATCTGCGCATACGCATTACCCCAGAGGAGCAGGTGCGTCATGAGGGTCTCACGGAACACGAAGGAACTCATCTCCGGGTTCGGCTCATCGTGAAGCAGTCGGTATAACGGATGGTCGATAGCTTTTTCTTTGCCACCGCCGTCCGTGTATTTGTAAAGGTGTAGCGGAAGACCCGCCACAGCCTCTGCCAGGATTCGGACACAGGAATACACGGCAGTCATCTGCATGGCAGAACGCTCCGTTACCGACTTGCCGGAAGTCGAGCCACCCATATAAAAGGTGTAGGCACTACCGGCTGTTCTGTTTTCGGGCTTATCTCTGGTTTTGAATAGCCCAGAAAAGATACCCATTACACATCACCTGCCTTCAGTCGTTCTCGCAGAGCAATATAAAACGCCTTGCCTTTGATGGGGAGTCCGGCTGCAAGCCGTTCGTCCTCAAAAGCAAAGCGTTTCTCCAATTGCTCTACGGAGTAAGTTTTCAAAAATGTTCGCCAGGTACGAGAATCCCAATCACGCAGTTTTGTCCACAGATCCGGGAAATGCTTACGGAGTTTCCGCAGTTCATCATAGGATTGTAGCGGACAGCACCAACAGGAAACCCGATGGAAAATGTCATATAGACCATCCCAATCGAAGCCCCGCTCCTTGCAGTAGGCAAGGCAGTCTGCCTCGGTCATCCCCCAATCAATCAGCGGATAATTAAAATCGTGGACACGCTGCGGTTCATCTGCTGCGATGCCAACGTACTGCACCAGTTCGTAATCCTTTCGAAGATTACGAAGATAGCGGTCAATGACACGCTGTTTGAGCATTGCGGTACACCAACGATTACGGGGACCCGCCCAACTGTAACCCTTTCGACCGAACAATTCCGGGTTCTTACGTTTCGGCATATGCTCCAACAGCAAATACTCAAAATCATAGTTGGATTTGAGCCTGGTGATCGGTCTGCCGATATACTTTTCCAACTTGTCGATATGGTGGTACATACCTTCAAACTCCAAGCCGGTGTCACAGAACAGAATGAGATCTACAGGCATTCCTTCCTCCAACATTCGCAGAAGCATTGCGGTTGAGTCCTTGCCACCGGAGAGCGAAACAATATGAAGTTTAGGTTTTTCCATTTCACACCTCCGTTATATAAACAAAATGCCTCGGTCATCGTAAACCGAAGCACTGGTATCATTGCCACAGCGGATTGCACGGTCGAGTGCCATAATGGTGGCAACCGCACCGTCGATTTTCTCTGTGGATTTTTCCTTGTCCGGCTTGATGTTTCCGGCAGGGTCGGTGCGGATAAAGATGTTGTCCATCATCCAACGGAGAACGGGATGCCCGCCGTGGGCGATGCGTTCCTCAAGCACCAATTTCATAAGTTCCTTGGTCGGCGGGGACATATCTTTGAAGCCCTGTCCAAAAGGAACGACCGTGAAGCCCATACCCTCAAGGTTCTGCACCATCTGTACAGCGCCCCATCGGTCAAAGGCAATTTCACGGATGTTATATTTCTCACCGAGCCGTTCTATGAACTTTTCGATGTAACCATAGTGAACAACGTTGCCTTCGGTGGTCTGCAAAAAGCCCTGTCGTTCCCAAACATCATAAGGAACATGGTCGCGCCGGACACGCAGATCCAGATTGTCCTCTGGAATCCAGAAGTACGGGAGAACCACATATTTATCGTCCTCATCGGTGGGTGGGAATACCAGCACCAGGGCTGTGATATCCGTTGTGGAGGACAAGTCCAGACCGCCGTAGCAAACACGGCCTTCCAGATCGTCCTCGTGGGCGGCGAACTCGCATTTGTCCCAAAGGTGCATCGGCATCCAACGGACAGCTTGCTTGACCCATTGGTTCAAACGAAGCTGACGGAAAGAGTTCTCCTCGCCGGGATTTTGCTTTGCCGACTCGCAGGCATCACGCACCTTGTCGATGCCGACAGTGATACCCAGGGAGGGGTTGGCTTTTTTCCAGGTGGCAGGGTCCGTCCAATCGTCCTCTTCATCCGCACCGTAGATAACGGGATAGAAGGTGTGGTCGATTTTTCTGCCCTCGATGATGTCCTTTGCCTTCTGGTGGATTTCATAGCAGATGGACTTGGTGTCGTTACCCGCCGTGGTGATCAGAAAATACAGCGGTTGCATACGTGCATCGCCGGAACCCTTTGTCATAACATCAAACAACTTTCGGTTCGGCTGAGTATGCAATTCATCAAAAACAACGCCGTGGGTATTGAATCCGTGCTTGTTGCCAACATCGGCAGACAGCACCTGGTAGATACTGCCCGTAGGCTGATAGATGATTCGTTTTTGGGAGTCCAGGATTTTCACTCGTTTGGAGAGTGCCGGACACATACGAACCATATCCGCAGCCACGTTGAAAACGATGGAAGCCTGCTGTCGGTCGGCTGCGCAGCCGTAGACCTCGGCGCGTTCCTCGCCATCACCGCAGGTCAGAAGCAAAGCCACGGCAGCCGCTAACTCGGATTTACCTTGCTTCTTGGGGATTTCGATGTAGGCGGTATTGAACTGCCGATAGCCATTGGGCTTCAGAGTGCCAAACACATCCCGGATGATTTGCTCCTGCCAGTCGATCAGTTCAAAGGGCTTTCTTGCCCAGGTGCCTTTGGTGTGGCACAGGCTTTCAATAAAGGCAACCGCATAGTCAGCAGAGGCTTTATCGTAGTAGGACCCCTCATTCATAAAACGGGTCGGTTTGTACTTTTTCAGTTTTCTGATATGCGTCACCTCCTCAGAAAGGGTATAAAAAATAGCCGCCACCATAATTGGTGCGACTTGCCGTATACGAGGAACAGAGCCTCTCGGCTCTATCCCAGGGCTATTTGATTAGCGTAGGTTATTTCAGTTGTTCAAAACACCAGGCAATTGCGTGTCCATTGTCCTTGAATGTTTCTTCGGACTCTGCCCAGGGGGTCAGTCGGCACTCAATATCGCCAAGCCCGGTATCTTCCGGGAACTCAACAAACTCGTAGATTTCAGCGGTGAAGCCGCCTTTCCAATGACAGTCCGTGACAAAAACCTTGTCGCCGAACTTGAGAACCGCTCCGTAGCTTGCTGAAACGGACATCTGAAGTTTTTCGATGGTGGTAAATTCCATGTTTTTTCCTCCGTTTTTCTGTGTTTTCCCTTTCGGTGTGACACATATTACCTCTAAATACACATAATATCCAGTGGTTTTGCGATTATAAACTACACGATCATTTTGCGATTTGCGGCACTGAAATTGTGTAGTTTATGACTCGCCCGTCATAATGAAATGCACATATTCGGAGCGGTGTTCTTCCAGGTAAATCACCAATTCATAAAAGCCTCGGTCAAAGGCAAGACGCTGCACCATGTTCACATCGAACATATTGGTTAGTCCGGTTGCCCGGATTTCGAGGATTTGCTCACGCACTTTTTCACTCATCATCCTCGACCACCTTTCTGCAGGAGTCTTCGCCGTAGACAACACCCAGGCTCGACCCAATGTCCCAACGGACATGGATTGTTCCCGTGTCATCAACGCCACGAACCGTGCCACGGCATCCAGGGACGAGATCAGTGCGGTACGGATCGTTCATCATCGTAAGTTCCACACGGCAGCCAATGGGGTACTCTCGGCGGATTCGCTCCACCGTTTCTTTGCTCGGAAATCTCATCTTTGTCACCTCACCTAAATGCAGAACTGCCCGTCAAGTTGCGGAGCAGAATCTTTCGTTCGGACTTATACTCCTCGCCGATGAAGCCGAGGCGCAGAAGGAAGCAGCGGAATGAGTACTTGTCGTTGTTCGTTGACTTTTCCTTTGCCACCACACGCTTCTGGTTTCGTGCCATTTCGCACAGCTTGCAGATGAAGGTGTCATAGGCTTTCATCTCATCAGGGGTGGGGATGCCGGGGAACCAGGGGAAGGAAACCTTGGTGTCGGTGATTTCCAGGGGAAGGCTGTCCGTACCCAGGGCTTTCTTGATGAGGCCTCCCTTGGCTGCGATGATGCCTTTGAGGTTCTCCAGGTTGGCATCGGTAAAAAGGCTGCGAGGCATGGAAATGCAGATTCCATCGATTTCAGTCGAATCGGAATTTTCTTCCTCATCGGCAACGCAGTCTGCGAGAGGATCTTTTGCCTGGAAACCCTTCTCCCGAAGGAATCGGATGAGGGCGGCCGCGGTGCTGTTGTCCTCGATGGTGACCTGTCCGTCCACGCTGATGGTGTAACCGCCAACCTGGTAGGCAAAGCCGGGAGCGCCGAGGTACTTAGCCTTCTCGCCAGTGTGTTCTGCGATGGCTGCGACCAGGCGCTTGCGGTCGGAACCGCTGACATTGTAGTTGATAATCATGTGTTTTACCTCCTTTAATTTGGGTAGTCACATATTACCGTCAGTGTTCCGATATATCCAGTCATATCCGCACATTTGCGGTGTAGATTATATCCGCACATATCAGCCTTCATTTTGTGTACACCAGACAATGCCGGAAAGCACAAAAACCACGCACGGCAGAGCCACTCCGTTACCCCACATCTTATACTCGGCTGCATCCGAATGGGGGTCTCGCAGCCATTTTGCAATCTGCTTCAGCGTCTTGGGCTTGGAGGACGAACCGACAATTTTTCGATGCGTTTCAAATACACCGTACCAATAGCGGAGATCATCCGTGGTAGGCTCAATGCCCAGGTCATCGCACCACCAGTCCGGGAAGCCCTGCAAGCGGTCGCACTCAGTAGGAGTGAGTCTGCGGAAGGTGTATC